AGGTTTACAATCAACACTGGAAGGTTTAGGTACAGATGGATATATCAGCTCACAAACTTTGCAGTCTTCTTTAGTTGGTCTAACATCGAATGCTGAGTCCACTATTATAGGGTTGGGAAGCGCAGGATATGTTTCAACATCTTTTTTACTCAATGATATAACTTCTACAATTCAAGGACTTGGTTCAGATTTGTATATCAGTTCCTCAGGCTTACAATCAACTCTAGAAGGTTTAGGTACAGATGGATATATCAGCTCACAAACTTTACAGTCTTCTTTAGTTGGTGTAACATCGAATGCTAAGTCTACTATTATAGGCCTAGGAAGCGCAGGATATGTTTCAACATCTTTTTTACTCAATGACATAAGTTCAACAATCCAAGGACTTGGTTCAGAATTGTATATCAGTTCCTCAGGCTTACAATCAACTCTGGAAGGTTTAGGAAGTTCAGGATATGTAAGTTCCTTTGATCTTTTTTCAACTATCGAAGGTCTAGGAACTATAGGATATCTCTCATCTGCTACAGCTAGTTTAGCTAATAATGCCCTTTTTACACTTATACTTCCTAATAATGCTTATGGAACACTTTTATTTAATTCTGCAACAAATACTCTATATGCAGCTTCTGCGTATGCAAATACTAGTAATATTTTATCTCTAGAATCCTACAATAATGTATTTTTTAGCTGTGTAGCAAATATAAGTGATATAAATGCTAATACAAAGTTTGGCCTCGTAGATAGTGGAGGTAATTTTGTGTGTAATTTCATGAATTCATACGGAATTTTAACTTATTATATTAATAGCAATCTTTATACGGTAGGATCTTGGAATTCCAATGATATTCTAGCTATTTCTTTAACCAATCAAGGATCCACACAAACGGTAACATTTTATCGGAATGGTTCTATTCTTGATACTTCTTATACAATCACTACTGTAAATCCTTTATATAGTGCAGGGTTTCGCTATTTTAATCAAGGTGATACATATAAAAATATTGTATTTTCAGGGTCATATGGAAATATAAATGCAAACGATGGAGTGTTTTTAACTGCATATCCTCCTACAATTATTCTTCCTGCTGGCATTACTGATACAGGTGGTGGTATTCCTTTTCAATCTTCAGAGGGTATTCATCCTTTAGTAACAAGTGCGACGAATTATTATATTAATCCTACAGGAACACAAAATTACAATGGTGTATCCTATACTGGTTATATGGCATCTGCAAACTTAATGATAAATGATACACTAGATTTATATAATACTGTTAATGTTATAGATTATGATGGAAATCCTGGCAATACAGGACAAGTTTTAACCAATATTGGGGGTGCAAATTCTGGAGTGCGATGGTCTGATATTCCTCCTGTAGGGTTAACCGCTCCTCGCCTTGGCAATGTTCTCACTGTTGACCAAGTCTATGGTAATGATTCTACTGCATCCATAGGAGGCTTGCCGTACTTAACTGTCAATGCTGCTGTCACTGCTGCTGCCTTAGGAGGGGGCGCATATACAATATTTATCCTGCCTGGAACATATAACCTCAGTGCAGGTATAACAATTCCCACAGGATGCTCTATAAGAGGTAAATCCACACAGACAACCATCATTCAAATGACAGGTGTTGTATCATCTACCACACTCATTACAATGAGTACGCAAACACGTATTGAAGATGTAAGTCTGATTCTTTCTTCTGCAACCGCATCAACAAATCTAGTAGGTGTTCATTTCCCTGATGGAACAACAACAAATTGTAAAGTTCGCGGATGCACAATAACAGTATCCTCCACTGCCACAGATTCTTCCACGGTCTATGGTGTCTTCGCCGACGGAACTACTACAAATCCAACCATACAATTATCATCGAATGCTATCCAAAGAACAACAATCAATGTTACTTCATCTACAATTGGCCACATTCGTGGATGTTATTTTACAGGGGCTCTGCAATTTATTATACGCGATGCTACTATCTTTGCTACTGGAACTGGTTCTGCAATAGATGTTATAGGAGTAGAATGCACACATGCTGGAGCCTATATATCTATTCAAACTTCTACAGTATGTGCAAGGCCTATAAGCAACCCAAATACTGTTCATGATATAAAACAGCCCTCTTTAGCAACAAATGCAACCTCTGTAATATATTTAAATGCTGTGAACTTAGTGAATGCAGACACAGGTTTTAATGGCTTTGAAGTAAATACAGAGCCGAATCAACAAATTTATATTATTCAAGGAGATAACGGAAACCAAGTTACTGCTGGTTCTTATTATATATTTCCAGGCACTACTGGTGCTAATGCATTAGTAAAAAACCCAACATCTGGTTTCTTTAGCATACCTTTTGCACAAAAAGCCGTTGTGTTTTCTGCAAATATTAATTATGAAGGTGCGAACTTTGATACTGGTGCGCAATTGTTTGTAAATATACGTAATACAACTTCACGAAATACAGAAGGAACTATTATTGCTACAGCAACTTTGTCAAATAGTCAATTTGGCCCATGCAATCTTCGAAATTTCTCATCTACATATGATCCAGCTGTTCCAAATTATTTACAAGTACAAGTAAGCACTACAGGTGGAACTACTATACAAGGAAATCATTCAAATGCCTTGTATGTAAGTTTATGCACATTCTAAAGCATATTCTAAAAATTGATATTTATTCAACACGGTGAGCTAAATTACCCATACTATGGCCGAAATTCTAAGATGCCTTCGTATTTTCATGAATTCCATGATTACTCGTTACATGAATTATCAGGAAACTCCTCCTAAATACCATCAGCCTTCTTATCTTGGAAATGATGTGCAAATTATAAATATCAATGAAAAACCTATAGACATGCCACTCTATCGTCATAGCCCCAGCCCTTCTCTACGCGCAAGGTCTATTGCCCATTCCTCCAACTTCCCGTGAACTACTGCAGTAGGACGATACGGCCACGGACTCAAGTACACTGCATTCGGCTGCTTCCCATCCCTTGGCCATGCTAAGTGTAAGCCCCCAGAAAATAGTAAAATTTCCTTCCCAAACTCTCGCTCTGCTACATTCATTTGAATCTGGATTTCCACTTTTTGTTTACAACTTAACCCTGAGCCCCATCTTTTCTCCACACCTAAGACCAAAGAATCCATAAATCTCTGGTACGCTTCACGACGCCACATTGTCGCCTGATAGGTAAACATATACTCATCAACCTCATACTCTAGAATATTCCAAGAAGTCTCGCCAAACTTCGCCGACCCCCGTGGTCCAGGACACGGCATCAAGCGCATTGAAGAAACAGAAGGACTCGCATCCAAAATCTCCACACACCCCTTTAACACATTTTCCATAGGTCTCCCCTCTAACAAAAAGTCTTCTTGGATTGGAAACACGTACTCAATTTCTGCAGGTAGCGCCCTTACGCCTTCAGCACGACTCTCAAAAAATGCTTCTTTTTCCATAGGTATCCCAATCACATGAATCTGCGGAAATGCCGACCGTAATTTGATAACTACAGGATTCTCAGCTTCCTCCGTCACTAAGAACACTGGCCACTGAAGCTCTGGTGCATACCGATAGAGCAAAGTCAAATGAAGTTCTAGTAAATAAAAGTATTTAGGGGTTGTATTAATCATATATGCAACATCTTTTCTGTCCATTGCATAAAACCTTGCAAGAATCTTTTAGCCTTTGCTAAGGGACAAAAGGGTAAAGAGCCAAATGGCCAAAAGCTAAAGGACCAAAGGGCCAAATGCCTAAACACAACCCTCTTACACATAGAAGAGGGATTCCTTAAAGAATGTTAGCCCATCACCCCATCACTGGAAAAGAAATTCGCGTCATTCAAACGGATGCGAGTATTTGGAAAGAGTTCAAGACTCTTGTCGTATCTCCTAACCGCCAAGTCTACGATACCGTATGTTCAACAGGTTCTCCTGATTACAAGATTCAGTTAGAAGCCGCGCCACCCAAGGCTCTCGTGGATTTCGCCGCATCTTCCAAACTGTTTTTCGTATGCAAACAATCTCTAGGACGTCTCACTGTCGACGAATTCAAAAAACTCAAAATCCAGAATGTCATGGCTCTCGAAGAAATGCACAACATGTTCCCCCATCTTGGAGCCAAGTGGGATGGTACTGCTGAAGACGCAGCCATTATGATTGCAGGACTTCTGAGATACCGCAGAATTCAAGGAGCCTGGAACAAAAGAGCTGAAGCCATTGGTCTCATACAAAGCCAAGAACCCCCTCCAAGACTCTGGTGGCTCACTCAATATTATACTCCATCCACTAAGAAACGCCAACAAGAAATTCAAAAGTGTTTGGAAGTCAATTCACAGAGTAAACTCATTGACCGTATCATTCTCCTCAATGAGAAGCCTGAACAACTTCCTACGAATACGCGCGTTCCTATTGAAGAACACGTTATTAATAAACGTCTCACTTACGCCGATGTCATTGAAAAGGCCAAGTCATTTCCAAACGATGTGATTCTTGCATTCGCGAATGCAGATATCTGTATTGATGACAATACTTGGCGCCAACTCTGGGATGTGAACATGGACAAGAAGTTCCTAGCTCTGCTGCGCTACGATGTCCCAGAATCTGGAGACATCCGCAAGGCAGAACTCTTTGGTCCTCGTGCCGATAGTCAAGATACTTGGATTGTTCGTGTAGCCGATCTCGCCCAAGTGAACACCAAAGTCCTAGACTTCAACTTCGGTCGTATGGGCTGTGACAATGCCATCGCCCTAGAAATGCTGAAACAAAAGTTCTTGGTAGTGAATCCCGCCTTTTCTCTAAAAACATGGCACTACCATATCAGCGGTGTACGTAATTACGATAAGAATGATGTACTCGATAAACCCGTATTCCACTACATCCATCCCTCAGGTTTTCATGACCTGAATCCGGTTTTCGCAATCCCCAAAGACGAAGTCTCCCATACCGTAAAACCGGCAACTCTACTCCGACCGGTTCGTGGTGGAGGAGCAACCACGTGGATTATGGCGGCAAATAAGGACACTGAAGCCATCCTCAAAATGGAAAACACCAACCCTTTTACACCTTCTGAGGAACAATGTATTGAAGTCAAAAACTGTTTCCAGACTCCGACTGGTCTAGTATTTGATAAGGATCGTTTATTGATTGGCAAGTCGGCACGTGCTCAGAAACTCTGGTCATCGACACAAATGAGTACAATGACACCGTCTCTAGAATGCGAACGTGGATTGATTGCGCCATGGCCTGAAGGAGCTGAGAAAAGTCGTGAACTTTATGTATTGAAGTACTTGAGCAAGATTCTGCAACTTGTGCCTATGGATTCTGCTGCGACAGCCGCAGCAGCCACCATCTGTGCCGTTAAAGGATGGGAATTCTTTTGCCCAGAGGACAAACATATTGTGGAAGCTTTGGAATCTTTCCAGTGGCGCACTGGGAAACTCCCGGTCATAAAATACGAGGAAGATATTGTGATTTGGTGCAAGGAAGCGAGGGCGTTTGTGGCTAGTGAAAATACCTGCATTCTCGCGGAAGATATTGAAGCTTTGCGCAAGTCAGTACGTGGATGGCTTCCAAATATAGAAAGTGCTCCTAGTCGTCCGCGTCTTGTGATTGTTGAAGATGGCAAGGTTCTTACTGAAGAATTTGTAAACGAGATTGAAGAAGTTTTGAAGAAGGCGTTTGAAGTCAAGGTAGTATATCCTAAAACGACTTCTTCGTATCGTTTGGTGAATGTTCTGTGTGGAGCATGGGGTGTAGTATGTGCGCCAGGTATGGAATCTTGTGGATGGAACTGGCTACTACCTAAGAACGCCTATGTCTTTGAAGTTATCGAATCATCTGCGAATGCAAATGCAAATGCAATCAAATCTGGCCTAGAAATCTCCGCTGCTTCTGGTCTTGAACATCGCTTTTGTCTGAATAACAAAGACAAGATATTCGATGAAATCTGGAAAGAAGAAGAATCTTGGAAGTTGAGTGCCGCAGCAACAACAGCCGATACAAACCTACCTACAATCTGGATACCTCGCCGAGACATGGAAGGGTACTTCGCCCATCCTGGCGACTCTTTCCGTGAAATGGCAAGACTCTGGGCAAAGTCTGGACTCTGTCGTTTGAGAGAACATGCTTTGGCAACTATGGTGTGGTGGGGAGAGGTAGGTGCAAAAGGGGTTTTGCTCTATGACCGCCCGAACCATGATTGGCGTTTAGCGGCTCCACTCATTGAAAAAGATTGGAAGTTTGCCTTGTTTGGAAATCCGAAACCTCCTACCGGCAGCGCCAGCAACTTGCCAAAGCCGACATCTTCTCCATGGTTTTTCTGGCCGAGAAGACCTGAGTTTGTCGAAGAGTTGGCCGCCGCTGGCGCACCGAATACATCCTGGGCGGCCAGAAACTCTGGCGCGGTTTTTTACGGAAAGACTGAAAACAAGGTGCAGGAGAAACGGCGCACTACGGCCGATTGGCAAACAGCTTGTTCAGAATGGGTCATGGTCAAAGGAGCTGACGAACAATACCCTTTTACACAACGTCAGTACTTGGAGAAATTGTCTCAAGCTCGGTTCGGTCTTTGTTTGGCTGGGTATGGTTTCAAGTGTCATAGAGAAGTGGAATGTATGTCTATGGGATGTGTGCCTCTATGCTCTCCTGAGGTGGACATGGATTCGTATGCCTCTCCGCCGATAGAAGGTGTACACTATATTCGCGTAACAAGTCCTGAGGAAGCGCGTATAGTTGCAGAATCAATGAGTGAAGAGAAATGGACTTTGATGTCTGAAGCTTGTAAGAAGTGGTGGCACGATACGGCATCTTGTGCTGGTTCTTTTGCATTGACAAAACGCTTAATTGAATCCAATTCGTAAAAAGTCCAAAAAGGACAAAAGCCCAAAAAGGACAAAAGCCCAAAAAGGACAAAAGCCCAAAAAGGACAAAAGCCCAAAAATTGAATCGCTGGGACTTTTTACCAAACTGTCCCACCCACGCAACAAATGTCTGACTGTCAAATATGTTGTGACCGCTTTACTGCTCAACTGCGTAAACCTGTGAAATGTCCTTACTGTGAATTTTCCGCATGCACAGTCTGTATAAAGAAGTATCTAACCGAAGGACTTCTTGATGCTCATTGCATGAGCTGCCGTCGTGCTTGGAACGACGAGTTTCTTGACATGAACTTCACAAAGGCTTTTCGCACGGGTTCTTATAAGAAACATCGTGAAAATGTCCTTCTCGATAGAGAAATTGCGCTTCTTCCTACACGCCAACCTCGTGTTGAAGCTACGTTGAAGAAGGAAGAAGTGAACAAGGACATTGAGGGAGTGCAGAAAGAATTGATGGCCTTAGAGAAGGTACGCTCAGAAATTCTTCGGCGTAATGGTGCACTAAGTCGTAAACTGGCTCGTTATACCGCGGAGTCTGAAGGTCGCGCCCCTCCAGCGTGGACTCTGGCTGAAGGTGAAAAGCCTTTGGCGCAAGAAAAGGCGAAATTCATTATGAAGTGTCCTGATGGCGAGTGTCGCGGATTTCTAAGCACAGCTTACAAATGCGGGACGTGTCAAAAGTGGTCTTGTTCTGATTGCATGATTGTGAAAGGTCTTGACAAAGATACGCCGCATACTTGTGATCCTGAGCAAAAGGAGAGTGTGGCTCTAATTATCAAAGAGTCCAAGGCATGTCCTAAGTGTGGCGAGCGCATCTCCAAGATTGATGGGTGTGACCAGATGTGGTGTGTAGACTGTCACACAGCCTTCAGCTGGACAACGGGTGCAATTGTGAATGGTATTGTACACAATCCGCACTACTACGAATTCCTTCGTAAGCAAGGGAATGGCGCAGCTCCTCGTAATGCTGGAGATGTACCGTGTGGAGGTATTCCTTATTACAGACACGTCTACACCCTACTTCGTGATTACTCGGCCGAGAAGCGTAAGGCTATAGAGGGTATTCACAGAATTACTAGTGAAATCGCCGACCAGCGCATTCAGCTATACCAGGGTCATTTCAACGTGAATGACAATGGTGATCTAGGTGTACAGTATCTGATTAAAAGTATTGACAAAGAAGCTATGAAGAAAGAGTTGGCAAAGAGAGAGCTGAAACGCAACAAGCATCTGGCTATCCGCGCCATCTTGGAAATGTTTGTGAATACGAGTACCATTATGCTAAATGACTTTGTCAATGCAGGTTCGACAAAGGAAGAAGATGCTCTTCCTATTCTCGTAGCTTATGAAAATCTGCGGACGTATGTGAACGAGAGTCTGATGGGCGTATCAAGAATGAAGAATTGCTCGGTGCCGCAAATTGATGCAACTTGGCGCTGGGTTGCCTTTAACAAGGTGCAACCAAAGACGAGAGAGGTTCCTACAACTACACCTACAGCCTAATTCCAGTAACAACTCTTTTCTACTCCTTCAGAGCCACGAGGTGTTTCTTCAGTAGAAGGCCAGACCCATTCTGAATTCCAGAATTTGGAAATTATAGAATGATTTTCCCATCGTCGTCCCTTAATTCCAAATAAAACTTGCAGAGCTCCGCCAAGAACAATACAGATTTTTCCTTTTTGTTTCAATCTCGCACCAATAAGCATTCCTAGAGCTCCACAACCAATTAAAACAATCCGCGCCTCAGTCTTCAAGACTTCTGCAACTACCCAAGATACTGCTTCAGACCAGTCTTCAGGAGACTCTTCCCATCCTGCGCGCCCTAAAGCTAGCCTGGGCGAATATCCTGTCTGCACCCAGCTCCACTCAACAGATGAAGGCCATACACTCCCCTTTTTCATAGGCCACACACGTTCTTCCCCCTTTTCTACTTGTTTACGAGCAGATTCTGAAAAAGAAGTCACTACACATACACGCTGCCCCTCTAGTAAAGAAGTCCAACGTTCTTCTTCATCAGCATAATATGGCTCCAAGGCTCGTAAGGGCACTTGATGACCTTTCCATCCCCATAAACGAAACAAAGACTCTTCCTGTTGTTTTGTGTGTTCATACCACCCCGTCGCTAAACAGTTAGCTGACATTATAGCAGTACCAAATTCCTTTGCCCAATGCTCTACTGAGCTATAATCATTAGGAAACACACCTGCATTTATTTCCAAGACATCTCGAAATTCTAGATGGGGTTGGATTCCAGTTTGTAGATTTAACATGTAGAGGATATTACATTCAATCGTGCCTATTTTTCCAATTAAGAGAGAAGATTTATTTTGCAAGGTATCTGCCAAAAGATTCTTGAGCATCTATTATGAAAAATCTCAAAACCTTTAGAGCCATGGACGTGGCCATGGTCCAAGAACATTGCTGTATTTGTTTAGAAAAAGCGAAGAAAAAAGAATCTATAAAACTCTTGGACTGTGGATGTAATGCAGGATGGTTTCACAATTCTTGTGAAATAAAATGGGTTTCTTCTTTTGAAGACTTGCCCTATCTATGTCCTACATGCAGAAGACCTGCACCACTTACTACCAATTATTGCTTTTCATTTTACTCAGGAAACGACCAGAGATTTTTATGGTTCATAGCAACAAGCGTTGCCATAGAGTTTGTTGTGTGTACTCCCTATCCTATTGCTTATATTCTACCTTGGCAAAGTCTAAGTATTGGCCTCCTACCTCTCATAATCCACACTGAAAAAACTATGAACTTCTATATATACAATATCATATTTCATCATATATTTAACTCGATTTTTGCATATATTGCTTACTATGAGCAGGAATCTTATAATGATATCTTCCAGTTTTGTGTAAATGTGGGTGTTTTCCAGATTGTAATATTGATATTCATTTCCCTTTTAACACGTGGAGCAGCAATTGACCCTTTAACACCCTATGCAATTAGTCGTGAGATAAAACATAGGAAAGAAATTTTTTATACACGTCCATCAGTCACAAAGACGCCGACCAACACCTTGAAAGGGAACAAACGCCGTCTTCCCGTTTGAGATTGGTGCAACAGAAACAGGAGAGGAAGCAATCATACTAAAGTCGTCTTCTTTTGCTTCTGCTTCATCTTCTTTTGATTCTGCAGCAGAAGGCATAACAGGAGGCTCATCCTCTTCAATTTCCAAGGCAATTTCAGCACCATCCAAGAACACCGGTCCATCCTGATATGTCTGCACGAGCAAACAAACACCCTCTAACACAGGAGCTGGAATCATCTGACCCTCTTGCAGAACTCCAAGTTGAGAAAGAGGTTCTTCCAGAAGTTCCTTAATATCCATATCCCGCGGAATATCTCCAATAATTTTGAATCCAAGACGAGTCGCTTTCGGCAGACTCTCAGAACGCTCAAACTCAATTTCGACTTCCTGACCATCCCCTTCGAATCCTGAAGAATCAATAATCCACTGCGGCAGAAACATAGTACACTGCCGAGAATCTTCAATCTGCACAGGGTCACCCAAAGCAATACGAATATCACCAACGAGGGCAATCCATCGCGCTGAGCCCTCGCTGTCATTCAGATCATGAAGAAGTTGCAGAAGACGTTGATTTGGCCGTGCTGACCAACTCGTATCTTCATCATTCATATATATCTTTGAATACACCCGCACCATAAAGGACATATTGGCTTCGCTTTGCCTTTGGCTATAATCATACACCCCCTCCCAAGCTCAATTTTTTATTTTCGTTATTAGAAGATGAACAGCCAAATCTCAGTCCCACTCATAAACAGCCCACCAAAAAAGAAAGCCGTATGGTGTCAAGTACGTCTTGGTGCTCTCCGTTCAATAGAAGAAGCGATAGAAACAACCCCTTTAACACAAACACAAAAATCAATTCTGCAACTCAGATTCCTTTCGCTACTTTATGAATATCGTAATCGTTCCATTTATTACTCTTATTATTTCAATACTTTGCGTATTATTATAAGCGTTGGGTCTTTAATTGTCCCAGCACTTCTTTCTGTACAGTATACTCCTGCTAACACAGAGTCAGGAGGGGGGCAGGCAAATGTAGAAATGTACTGGGTTGTTTGGACACTTTCCTTAATGGTTACCATTAGTAATGCGGTTATTTCTCTATTGAAAGTCGACAAAAAGTATTATACATTAAATACAACGTACCAGCATTTATTAAGTGAGGGATGGCAGTATATTGAACTTTCAGGCAAGTACAGTGGATTTTATACTCCTTCAGAAATACCAACATATGAGAATCAGTTTATCCATTTCTGTAATATTCTTGAAAAGATAAGGATACGTAATGTTCAAGACGAATTTTACAAGGTAGAAGACCATTCACATGGAACAAAAATCGATCCTCTAGCTCCTCCAACTCCTTTGAAACCTCTGCCTTTCACAGACGCTATAGAAAAATCAGAACTATCAGTAAATGGAGGAGAGGGAGAAGCCCCGTCAACAACGGTACGGAAACAAAACACGACGCCTGCCTCTGCCTCTGCATCTGCATCGGCAAAAGCCTCTGCTGCCTCTGCTGCAACAGCAGCAACAATCCCTTTTGAAGAAAGCAGGGTTTATGAATTACCCTAAAGCTCGTTGCCAGTGTGTTGAAACTTGTGAGAACATTCCCCTAAAAGGCGAAGCATTTTGCGAAAAACATATGAAAGAAGGCTGTCCGAGAATCGCCCCTCTCAGTGGTTGGGAACCAAAGTATGAACCCTGGCGCTGGAACAATAAGAAGGAAATCCGTCTTACCCATAATTGTTTCAGTTATGCTTTCAATATCTTAGATATCGAACAAGTAAAAGCGTGTCTAAGCAAACCTTCTTGTGACGTACCCTTCCATCAACCTGGCTCCGTTAGCGGATATCCCAAATTCACGGACGCTGACCCCAAGACCTGCCCGAATATCATTGTCCGTTTGCAAGGCGACAATCCTTCCATCCTTCCAACCACCTTTGAAGAGAAGTGCCCCAAAGGAACTTCAAAAATCGCCCTCATCGGTGACGAAGACCAAGACTACCACTTCCTCGTCCAGAATCAGCCCAAAGAAGGCGAGACTATCGGCTATTTTTCGCAAAAGTCTGGAGCTCTTCCTGTAACTGACAAGGACGCCAAAGGTCATCGCATATACGACGTTCAACTCGCCAACCATAATTTCAAGAAACATTCTTTGAATTATGACAGATTCTGTGGCTATTTCTGTATTCCGAGAGACCGCCAACTATTCGTAAAAGTAGGCGGGTCTAAGCGCCCAAGAGTAACAAGGCGTCGGCGCAAGTAATGCGCTCATACGGATTCACCGCCAACAACCCCTTTAACACATTTCGTATAGATTCTCCATGAGGTTTCCACATATTTTGCACAAAGTCATGGCGCAGTAAACAAGAACGCAAAGCTATGATAAACACGACCCCAACTCCCCAAGAATCATAGACAGGCCAAAAAATATGGTAAAAAGGTAGCCAACTATCTTCTTTCCAGACTTCCTGATTCGCCCAGAATTCTTTCATAATCTCCTTGTTTTTCTCAATCGAAATGCCAAGAATGTTTTCAATAAGAGGAAAGATACTCTTTTTAGCAATCGTTTGTTCAATACTGTACTTCAAAGGCAACTTCATATTCAGCCCCCCTTCTACACAAAACTCGGGCGGGTGCGACAAGTATTCCGGTATAAATGGATACTGATGTCTGAACATAATCTTCTCCGTCATGGTATCACCAACAAATGCAGAGCCAAAGTCTATGAGACGAAGAACTCCTTCCCCATCGACAACAATATTCAATGATTTTATATCATAGTGGCATACCCCAGCTTTCTGAAGCAAAGCAACCCCCTCTAACACATGGCGTAGGCTTCCTACAAAGTCAAACGTACTATCGATAGCAGTATCATATAGCGTCTGTCCTCCATAGGGAGACAAGAGTTGTACTGAATCGTCAAAGATAAGAGGGCAGGATTTTTGATATGTTTTCCGAAATTCGTGAAAGTTGTAACGAGAGCAGTTATCTTTCTCTTGAAGAATGTAATATTTTTGCCATCCAGGAATCCCTTCAATAATTGTGGCGATTTGCAGCTCTACATCAGCATCGGCCTTTTTCAATACTTTCCCTACAATTCTTGACCTTTTCCCTATGGCTTTTGACTTCTTGCAAGGAAGTGGCGGTGTAAATACACAACCATATCCGCCTTTATCCAACATGTGCGGCTTCTGCCTCTTCATATCTAATCAGGAGAAGAGAATAGAGCGAGACTAGAATGTCCGTATTTCCTCTTTTACTCCTTATAACAATAATAATTCTTGGAATCGTTGTCTCAACAGAATTGATAGCTCCTGGACTTATTAAAGAAGGATTCCAGTCGCAGAACGAAACCTCGTATTGGACATTCTTTGTATCTCCCCGTAGTGATATTGGACCTTCACAAGAAGACCAGACATATACTCGCGACCCGAGATTCTTTAATGACTATGCTGATGTGACTCGTATAGGCACGGCTTACGACTTCTGTCGCATGATTGCCCCTGTAAACGACCCTACGAATCTCTTCTTTGCATGTGCCTTAGCGGGGACAGACAATCTCGACTCGGCAAAGTTCCTAACTCCCAGTGTAAAAGATGGGTTTCAAGTGAGTTATGATGATTATATGCGTGATGCGAATGGGGATGGACGAGATGACTACTGTCGTATTATCAAAAGTGGCGATTCTTCTTGGCAACCTACATGTGTAGTAAGTACAGATACCGGATTTGATTCCAAGGAGATTGTGGATTCTGCCCCGCCCCCCGATATACAAACTCTTTTAACATTTTATCAAGCATGTGTGGTATGGTTACGAATGATGAGTGACTTGAAAGATACGATTGGAAACATTACAGTACAAACTGCAGGGGGTATCGCGATTGATGAGAGACCTCGTCGTGATACAAGTGATGGTCTACAGTTTAATGGAATCAATCAATTCTTGCGTATCTCGGATATGCCAGACTTATCTCTAGGATTTCATGTTCCTTTGCGCTCGGTAAGAGTGTTTATGGTCTGGGCGAAGTTCGACGCTTTTACGAACAATGCAAAACTCTTTGACTTTGGCAATGGGAAAGCACAGGATAATGTATTTCTCGGAATTCTTGGGAAGGGTGACCCGAAGGTGTCAGGAGGGGCACTGAGACCTCTAATATGTGGCGATGAGTCTACAGTTCCTCCTGCAGGTTCAGGGGCACAGCTTGTTACTGAGATGTCGCCGCAACGTTTGATGGAAACGAGTTCAGCGAATATTAATGAGTATGTCTGTCTCGATCCTGAATTGAGCCCGCGTCGTCTATCTCCGAGTTTCCCACCTACGGGAATGACAGGAGATACGAAGAATGCCACTACGGCAACACTAATTTATGAGGTTTGGGATAAACAAGCGAGAAAGATGAGAATTAAGGCGAATGGTGCAGTGCCCTTAGGAAAGTGGGTGCATATTGCCATTGCCGCAACAAATGACGATGCATTCCGGCCGAACTTGGGAGTCTATATCAATGGTGTAAAGATTATAGAAAAAGAAGGGGGGTTCTTGCCGTCTACAGGCTCCATGACAAATTGTTATTTGGGAAAGAGTAATTGGATGAATGCAACAAGTCAATACGAAAATCGTGATGAATTGTTCAAGGGAAGTATGTTTGACTTCCGTATGTACCAAGGCTCAGTATCTGAGCAATTAATTCAAGATACTTATTCTTGGGGAAAGTCGCGTCTAAATCTATAGCTTTATTAGAAATGGGCGCGACAAGTTCCAAGGTTAATGCCAATGCTCCTTCACCTTCACCTATGAATAATAAAAATGGCACTGCTTCACCTAAGAATGTGAAT